AACAGGGGTGGTATAAGCTACCACTCGCCGCTCCAAGGATGGAGCGCTCGTTTAACACTAGTGCGAGACCTACGACGCATATTCCAGCATGCTTTCCCATCTTTCGATAGGTGGGATGCTGTTTTATCGTCTGTGTAATCGGTGTACTTGCTGGCCCCATAAAGGGCTGCTTTATACGTTGCGATGTCACATGTAGATCTGGAGACAGGCTGAACGCTAAGGGTGTAATACCCTACGCCTTCATAACCTCGCTTGTGCTTAGAGTGACTACGGTTTTGCTTGTAGTCCTTCAGTGCGCAGACGAAATGTCCATCTCCCACATTGTCCGGCCCTTGAAGCTTATGATAAGCTCTCGGAACGGTATTTTTAAGCGCCTCATAAAACCTGGCCCACCGGTGGTCTGTAAGACCCTCGGTAGAACGGAAGATATGATTGCACCAGCCCATCAAAGTCTGATTGGTTGGACGGCGTTTAATGAACAATGGTCGTACTAATGACCCAAGGAACCAATCTTTACCACATGACTCCCGAAAGGGGCCATGGGCAAAAGATTTTTCTTGGTTGATCTCGAAGCCACTGAAACATAACACTTGTTCCAGTAACTGATATGCCTTTACGGGGACTATAATATCATCCCCGTAAACACTAACTTCACTAGTAGATACCGAGAGGTATTCACAGGTGGCGCGAGTGAGAGCCAGAAAGATTAAACTTTCAAGCTCAAACGTATAACCATTACCCATAGAGGAGAACTTCTCAAACGAGAAACCCTTTCCCTGATAAGTAAAACATGGAGAACGTGACATATCTAATAGATCAAACCAAGCTGGTGGCAGGAGTTTATGAACGACCTGATACGCAATAGTATCAGAAGCCGAGGCCAGATCAACAGTAGCAAGGTATCCCAATTGGGAACCTCTTTTAGCTAGCTGCTGGTTTCTTTCCTGGTTGTTCAAATTACACCCTGCCCCGCGAAGCCGCTTGCGCATGTGCCGACCGATGCCTAATTGGAGTAATCCGTTTAGCAAAGGCTCAGTACATATTGCGCGGTGCGTCTTAGCGTTCTTGGGAACGAAACCTAAAGTCGACCCGGTTACCCGCCTGACAGGTACTTTAATCCTGTACAGAGGCGGGGTCGGAACACTGCGGATACCCGCATGGTACGCTGAAACAGAAGGCATGGAGCCTAATATCGTTTCAAGCGACGACTGTAAGTTGACCGTATAGGTCAAGGCGGAGTTTAGTTTATCGTACACGGATGTGTATTTCGATAAGCCTACATTCTGCCCTGGTCCACAGGTTAAAGCTATATCCAATAACGGAGGACAAACGCCTAGAATGTTATCAATTTTACGAGCGGCACTATAATATATAGATGCCATCACGGGATTCTCGATAAAGAGGTCCTGATAACGTTCAAAACGTAAGTTCGTTTCTTGGCAACGCTTCTCACTGCGTATGAAGCTCAGTTCAGCCGCTTTCTTGGGGTCGAAGACCTTCGGAAAGAATTCTGCTTTTGAGAATAGCTTAATACACTGATAATCCGTGTAAAAAGCATCTGGCGTCAGGTAATCTAAAGGGTCTATTTCCATCGATAAATACTCGGCATAAGCTTTGTATTTAAGGCGTAAATAGATTCCCAAAGTTACAGGACTGTCCAAATCTTCAAATAGCAGATTGGCTTTACTGACGAGACTGTCGAAGGACAAATCTCGACGAGCGGACATAAAGTCACGCTGGAGGTACAATTGTGTATCTCTTTTCATTACAAACTCCAAAGTCTAGAATTATGCTATCCCGAAAATAGGATAACCGCTACAACGATGGCCAAAATCAGCCATCGTTGGTTTTGCGTTGTATCTGGAACCCCCGAAAGGGCGACCAGAATACTAAGCAAGCGGTAACGCACGATTCTTCACGGTATCCGTGATCATTGTATCAGCTAATGCATTTTGTAAATATGCTATTAGATCATCAATGATTCCAGATTTGCATGAGCCGGGGATAAAGAACTTTACTTCAGCTTCCGCTGAGTACAAGAGCTTATGATCCGCTTCCTCTGCAAAACCGTGATCGACGACCGGGATGCGTATACGCATAGTAGTCTTGCCGATTTCAGTTAGTGCTGATGCACGCTGATTCCCTAAAACGACAGTTGCTTCACCATTGATCGAATCTGCAGATAAATCTGCAAATGTCACTTGGTTAAACTTCTGTTCGACTGGGGTAAAGGTGTGGTTAACGGCTAGGCCGTTAGCTATTACTAGTGCTGTTAAAGCCATAGTATACTCCTCCAACTTTCATTGGATAAAAAGGCCAAATCACAGGATGTGATGTGTACCAAACATCGGTGTTAAACGATGTGTTTTACTAAACGCCCAAGGTTACTCAGCGGAATGCTGCACGTAACAAGGCTAAAGAGGTGATGGCTTTATCAGCAGTTACCAGTTTGCCAAAGTCAGAACGACTTTGCAAAATGACGGAACGATTAGGTATACCCAACGTACGTACAAATGAAGAGCTGCGTGAACTTGCGTTCATACTAGCAGAGCTTCCGTACGCTTTGTATACATTTGTCGAACCCGTTTCTTCAGTTTTAACTGAAAGACACGAACGAACCTCTTCTACCCCAGAAAGGGCAGAAAGAGAACTGAGAAAGTCACCAACAGGCGACACCCAATCAAGCACAAAAGAGTATGGGACGAGTTCCCATGCCACACTCGCGAGATTGGTTAGGCCAAGTGAATTTGCGTTCCGCAACTTACTATCTAAAACACGATAGTACGCCACGGTATTCGCCTTCACCGAGCCATTGCCTGCGACAGTAAACTCAAGTTGAGGATTTACTGAAGCTATAACACCGTAAGACTCTTCCGCGTGCGCATGAACGCGCACATCGGCTGTATCGTTCTCCCATGACTTTGCTAGCGCTTGCGCTGCATTGTCAATATCATAAAGGAGAGGTTTCCAGCCATATTTAACTTCAAGAATGGAGTTAGCGGCGAAGTCAATACCTTTAACACGACTTTTACTCTTATTAGCCTTTGTGGTTAAACCACGATAGACTGAGTCATGCGACATAGATAAAGCGTCGTATGCACCAGTGACATCAAACCGCTTAAATGCTTTCATAGCATGAGCGACCCGTGTTGCTGTATGAGTAATTAGACCTATAGTTTTTGGCAATTCAGCCAAAGAGACCATAGATTCTAAGCCGAGCCCTTTTAAGTTTTGATAATGAAAATTCACGGCTTTCGCCACGACCCGGTCACGAAGACCGGCATTATCCCAACTGTACAAGGGGCCAAAGCAGGACATAACAGTTCCCGTATTAGGTTCCTCACGCTCCGGATAGGAGCGCCAAGTACCTTTAGGGCTGTGTACAACCTGATTGGCAATCGAGTAAGGTAACATCGGCAGGGGTAATCCCCGCGAACGGTACCAGTTTACGTTGCAACTTCCGCGTTCACGCGTACGGTAGTGAGAAAACGTCAAAGACGATATTCCACAGTCCGTTTTCACGTACTCGCGGTCGTTGATCAGCACTTCAACTGACATTATAGTTCCTCTTTTCAAAGTAAAAAGCATCCTAGCCACCCGGCTAGAACACTTGTGATCCTCGCGACATGCGAGTGTGCTTTTGGAAAAGCACGATCC